TCAATATGGTGTTCCAACAGAGATTGCAGAACTTGAAGTGTTTATGAATGGTATTCAGCAATGGTTTGTTGATGTTCAAGCGATTGTGGAACTCGGAACTTTCGATCGATTGGAAAGAGAACCTGCACTGTGCGCTCGTGTCCAGGAACTCTATCGTCAAGGATTTCAATTTGCTCAACAGGCTAGTGCTCTAAAGATGGAACGTCGTCTCACACAACCTTTTAATGTCCATTGGCAGGTTCTTCGTAAGTATTATGAAAAAGCAGGCTCTTCCAGCGCATTTACAGGCGGTCCTCGTCATGAACCTCTGATCATTTATCTTTCTGGTGAATCTGGTCAAGGAAAATCAGCTTTGATGTACTTTCTTGCAACTGAACTTCTCAAAATAGACGGAATTCCTCGTGATGTGAATGGGAAACTTGACATAACACAGGAAATTTACACTCGTATGGCAGAAAATGAGTACTGGGATGGATATAAAAATCAACGCATCTGTTTGTTTGATGACATTTTCCAAGTAATTGACTCGCTTTCAAATCCGAACACAGAAATCATGGAAATCATTAGAACTGGAAACCTGACGAAACTACCTTTACATATGGCTGAACTGAGTGATAAAGGATCGACCTGTTTTAATTCAAAGATTGTTATTTGTACTTCTAATACTCCAATTCACTCTTATTTTCCGAAATCTATTTCGTGTGTTGATGCCCTTCGCCGTCGTGTTGACATCAACGCCCGAATAGAAGCGAAACCCGAATTCTGTAGAAATGATGACAGAAATCCATTTGGAAAACGATTCTTGGATCGAAACAAGGTTAGAGCTAAATTTGGTCAGGACATGTATGAAGATGTGTATTGTGTGTTTTTGGAAGACCCCATCAATGGAGATTCGATTGAAGTGAATGGACAAAGGTGTTTATCTTTCAAAGATCTTGCTCTACTTGCCTCTGGTAAGTATGAAGCCAAGTTCAAGGCGTCGACAGCAATGCATGATTTCCTCGCAGAAATGGCCGAAAGACCCCCTGTCGCCCAAATAGGATTTCCGACGTGGGACTCACTTAGAAACATTTTCTTCAAATCCCGATCTGTCGATCCGCTTGAGTTTGCTCAAATGGATTTGGCAAAACTACACCTTGAAATGAAGACACCTCGTGAATTAGGACAACTCCCTCAAGATGAAATCATCAATATAGTCAATAACCTCCATCAATTTCAGAAAATTTTCCATTCTCACTTGGTATTTGACATCTCGATGAGTAAAGCCGAACTGAAAGCAAATCCCGCAAATTGGCTGGCATTGATTCGCTCACACGCTTCCACTAATACTATCTGGGCTGATCTTGCAAATCGAATTCTGGTGAATGAGTGTATGCATAATTGTGAACTCACGTTGATTGCTGCTTCTCTTGTTGCGGAAGTTCGAGAAAAAGCTCCTGAGCCAATTTTAGAACTTTTGAAACGGAAGGCAGCCGAATACAAAGAAGTAGCTGTCCCATGGTTAGAAAAAGCGAAGAAAATTGTGTCTGAACATCCTCTTTTGTGTGCTGCTGCTGCGATTGTTCCTCTTTTGTTG